ATGGCATAGATCGATGGGATGCCGCTCGTGTCCCAGACGCGCTGTTCCCTGACCCCGCCAGCGGACTGTTCGGTCAACTCGCCATAGGTCGAGTGCACAAGCGAGATGACACGCACAAGCCCCGTCGGCAGCGTTGCCGAGCCGGACGTGAATGTCAGCGTGGTGCTGGTCTCTTTCGAGAAATGCGGGCCGAGGTAAAGGCGGAACTCCGCTTCAGCCAGCCCGACGATCTCGTCAAAGTCGTAGTCGGACCGCTCCGCCCAGTCGGCAAGCGAAGTCTGGAGGGTCGCATAGTCAGTGATCGCGGCCATTACACCCTGCCCCTGCTCGTGCGAACCTTGCTGTAGTCGCTATCGTTGAGCACCTTGGAGACATACCGCTGGTCCCGCGCATCGATCGCGTCGCCCAGCCCGGTCTTCTCCATCAGTGTCAGTGGGACCGACGCAGCGTGGTTCCACTCCCCGAACCTGTTGCCATGCGTGGCTTTCTCAGCCTCCGCATTGACAGCCCAGATGTCGTCCACTTCCTGCTCGACATGAGCGCCGCGCAGCTCGCCCTTCTCATTGAATACGAGCCAGACCGTTCGCTTGATCTCGGGGTCGTATTCGAAGAAGACGCGATGGTCAGTCATCAGTTGGCGCCTTGCCCGGACGGGCGACGTTGTTCTCGTACCAGTATTCGGCCATCGCCTTGGGGACGCGGATGGTCTCACCGGCCCGGTGCTTTTCGTCTTCAGCCGGGAACGCATCGCGCAGCAGGAAGACCCACGTATCGGCGTCTGCTTTGATGGCCGCCGTCTTCTTGGCCGACGCTTCCGCCTGTGCGTCCTGCACCTTCTCAGCGAGCGTATCGACGGACCAGCGTGCATCCACCTTCAGGTCAAGCGCCTTGGCCTGCTCGAGCAGAACCTTCTTGGCTTCATCCGTCTTGCGGTCATCTGTCATTGGTCAGTCCTTTGAAAGGCGGCCATGACGCTGCCGGTCCATTCCTTTGAACCGACATGGCCGAGGTTGATGGTGGGGTCGAGCCAGACCGGGTAGCCCAGCTCGCGAATGTCTGCGAAGAACGCCATGTCTTCGGTGCGGCGCTTGCCCTTGATGGTGTCGAAGCGGAACACCTCATGCATCTCGCGGCCATTGAGGCCGTCACGCACGATGGGCTTGGATGCAGCGAGGTCTTTGCACACCTTGCGGCTTACGACAGTGAACCCGAGCCCAGCGCCACGAATGGGAAGCAGCCCATGCGGGCCTTCCTCTAGCGGACCAAGGTCGAGGTCGATCTGAAACTGTGTCTGCCCTTCGATCTTCCGCGGATAGGTGGCGCACACCACATCCTGCACTGTCGATAGGGCGAGGAGCCGGAGAAAATCCCCCGGCTCCCAAGTCATGTCGGAGTCGATCCAGAACAGCTTGTCCGTGTCATCCTTCAGGAAGTCGTCCAGCACAGCATCTCTGCTGATCGGCAAAACCCCCTGTTCGATGACGAACTCGCACCGGATGCCGTTTCGGGCACAAGCATCAATGGTACTGACCAGCGATGCCACGGTGTGAGGCGGGATAGGTCCGTAGACCGGCATCCCAATGGTGACGGAAACCGTCCTGAGATCGACTTCCATCAAGTTTCCGAGAAGGGCGTTGCCTCGGTAGAGGTCGAGACCAGCGCCCCGGTCACCATCCAGCACCCGGACTTGACATCGGTCAGCTCAAGGTAAGAGCCGATGACGCCGCCCGTGGTTGTGCCGGACATGGTGATCTTGTCCGTCGTGGCCGTGGTCGGGCAGGTGACGCCGGCAATATCAGTGGCGATGGAAATCGCGCCCTGGATGATGTCGGTGCCGAGAGCCGCGACAACGTGGTTGCCGGACGAGACGGTCGTGCCGATGAAGACACGGTACACGTCGCCCTTGCCGCTGGAAGCCGGAAGGGTGAGCGTGCGGCCCGTGGTAGAGGCCAGGTTGATGACCGGGCCGTTGCCGTGCACGTTGCGGGTGAGCGACGTGGAAGCCGTGATGGTAATGGGTTTGCTTGCCATGATCGCTTCTCCTTAGGTGCTGGCCGTGAGGCCGTAGACATCCGCGATGACGCCGAGGCCCTTTTCGTTGACAACCTTCAACGCGCCCTCAGCGATGAGGACACCGTTCTCGGCGTCACCGGTCTTGGCCACTTCGTCTTCCTGGATGGGACGCAGCGACTTCCACTTGACCATTGAGGGGTCCATAGCGAAGACGCGGCGCGCGGTCGGTGCGCCACCGGCAACCATCACGCGGTTCGGAACGACCTTCACGGTGCCCAGCGGGCCTTCGTAAATGTCGGCGGTGCCGATGATGGTATTGGTGCCACGACCGGCAGCGTAGCGGAACGCCGCAACGTTGCTGTCGGACATGAAGGTCGCGAAGACGCCCTTGTTGTAGGGCGAAACCACAACCGTAGTGACATCGCCACCCTGGTTGTAGATCGACTGCAACACGGTGTCGGTCTGGGCCTTCGTCCAGGCGCGAAGGGTGCCCGTGGTCTCAACCGTGGTCACACCGCTGGAGAAACCGCCGGAGGCGCCGCCAGCGTCGCGAGAGACGTTGGTGGTGAGCCAGGTCGGCAGGCCACCAGAACGGCGCGGGTCGGTGTTGGTCGAGGCCGTGTTGAGCAGGATCGAGTACTCGATATCCTTGCGCAGGGCCTTGCCCTTCTTCATCAGCTCGTGTGCACGCTTTTCCGCCGAACCCGCGTTATCCACGGCCTGCTGAGTGCCGGAGAAACGGAAGGTCTTGGTGAAGATCTGCGTGTAGTTGCCGACGCGGGTCGGGGCGGTGACGGCATCGAACTGGTATTCGTTGCCTTCAGGCTGGGCGTTGTCAGCCGGAGTGTCGAGGTCCTCGTATTCCCACTCGGGGTGTTTCGAGTCTGCCTTTTCCTTTCCGGCCATCGTGTAGATCGGCGTATCGGTCGGCGTGATCATGGACACGAAGTTGTCCAGTTCCTCACGGTTACCGGTCGCCGCCGTCGTCAAGACGGTATTAGCGAGGGCTGCCATGTTGGCTATCCTTTATTGAGGCTTGCGATGTAGGCAGCCGCCGCATCTTCGACGGTGCCCGATTGCTTCAGACGAGTGAGCGCCTCGTTGCCCTGCCGTGCCTTGTGTTCAGCCGGATTGAGCCTCTTGCCGCCCTTCTGGACTGGCGGTCGGCCTTCAACCTTCTGCTGCACCTTCGGCTTGCTGGCTTGCAGCTTGTCCCAGAGGATGGCCTTGCGGAGGACGGTGATCTGCCGGTGATCGTAAGCAAGCCCGCGCAGCTCTTCCGGGGTGAACCCGTACTGAGCGCCGAACTTGTTGGCGTCACTGGCAAACGCTTCCCACTTGGCCTTGTCCTTGAATGCGGGGACTTTCTCTGTGAGAGCATTCCACTCCCGCTCGGCACGCTCCGCCTGCTGCTTCTGAGCCTCGGCCTGCCGCTGTTGGGCGGTCTGCTGCTGTTGGCTGTCGAGGTAGGCTAGGTGTTGGCCCCACTGCTCGTACGCCGCCTTTTCCGCAATGTAGCGGGCGGGGTCGTACGTGGGCGACTGGGGGTTAGCCATCGCCGGGTCCGGGGCTTCCGGGAGAATGGACCGAATGAGATCGGTCACATACTTGGATTGCTGCTCGAGCTGCTGTTCGCGCTCTTTGACGGCAGTAGATTGGGACTCGAAGCTCTTGCGAAGCTCCGCGGTCTCCATTGTCTTCTGCCGATAATCACGGTCTCTCAGGTTGCCCTGGATGAGATCGGCTACGGTTGACACCGTGCCATCAGGGAGGCGGACCTTGCCATTGCTGGCAACGAACCTGCCCTGATCGCTATCGGGTTCCTCGTCGTTCTCGTCGCCGGCTTGACCTTCGTCGTCCGTTTCGCCGTCGGCTTCTTCGCCTTCATCCTCGTCGGATGCCTGCAATTCGTCGTCGGTCTCAGTGCCCTGCTCAAGTTCCTCGTCTTCGGCTTGGCCGGTTTCGGCTGCTTCTGGCGAGGTGGCTTTAACAAAGGCGGACGCTGCCTGTTCGATAGACAGCGACGTTTCTTCGCCACCGGTCTCGGTGTCGTTCTCCATTCATCACTCTTGGGATGTGCTCAGTTCCCTTGCGGGTTGACTGGCTGGTGAAGGGCTATGCGAGCCCGGGGGCTGACTTCAGGCGGCCCGAGCGGATGACCTGCTCGATGTTGTCCCGAAGTGCATCGACAACAGCCACGCGGGCCTGTGCCGAATAGAAACCATCCTCGTCGGACCGAGGCATGGTCGCGAGAGCGTTCAGCGCATCATCGCGGATGGTTGTAAGCGCCCGCTGGTAGACCTCGTTGTCCTTGAGGCTTTGAGCCAGCGAGGCGAGTTGGTCAGCGGTCATCTAGACGCCGATGCAGCGAACGGTGACGGTATGTGCGACGGCCTGCGGCGTGAGCGTCGTGCCGTTGACGAGATAGCCGAAGAAGCTCGTTCCCGTCAGCGTCATCTGCTTCTGGATGTTGCTCATTTCGATGTAGAGCGAGTCCCCGAGGTCCACCACCTGCGACAGGTCGATGTACCCGAGGTATGACGCCCGGTCGCCAGACGCGAGCAGGAACGCCGCGTCATCAGCCAGTGCTGACGGCGGGGTCACACTGAACATGTGCAGGCGCCATGCTGTCGTTTCTATCGTGGCGCCGTCGATGCGCAGAGATGCACTGGTGATGAGGACTGTTGACCCCGCCTGCGGTGTGCCGCCGCGGCTGTCCTTCAGCACAAACTCAGCCGAAACCCCTACGCTGTCGCCGTTCGTGTGAGAGGCAGCGGCGGGCGTAAACGTGGCGGACGCCGTAAAGGCGTTCGTTGTATAGTTGGGCATGTGGATGCTCCTAGTTGGCCGCTTGGCCCTTGGGTTCCGGCTTCATCAACGCGATGGTCTGCGCATTTGCCATGCGGGCGTCTTCAAGTTCGCGTTGATGCGCCAGTTCCGCAGCTTTGATGCGCTCCGCCGATGCGATACGCATGGACTCGATCTGCAACGCGCCGTCCTGCTTCACGCGCTCGATAGCAATGGCGTTCTCGCGATCGGCCTGCTTGGTCGCGAGGTCCGCGTCCAGCTCAGCCTGGTTCTTGACCACCTCGCCCTGCGCCTTCAGTTGCGCTTCGTGCATCGACACCTGAGCATCGACTTCCTTCAGCGACTTCTGCACCTCGCCCGTCGCCTGGATTTCCTCGATCTTGGGGTTCGGCTTGGGCTGCGCCAGCTGTTGCTTGCCCTGCTCGATCTCCTGCGGGTCGATCTCCGGCCAGTACAGTTCCGGGTTCTTGAGACCAGTGCTTTCCGCGAAGCGCGTTACCGTGTTGTGGATGTACGGCAGCATGTCCAGCGCCTTGCCGGGGAATGCCACACCGATACGATCAGAGTACGCGATCTGCTGCTGCAATACCTGGTTGAGCATCATGGCGTCGCGGTCGCGCGAGCCAGTTCCTAGCCCCGTATTGACGTTGACGTGCATGTCGGGGTTCCACGTCGCAGGATCGATCGGCGCGGGCTTGCCCTTGACCATGATAACGCGCTGCTCGGGATGGGCTGCCATCAGCTTGAGCAGCTTGCGGCCCACCTTCGTCCAGCCGTACTCCGCCATGTTGCGGGCGATCAGTTCAGGCTGCGACCGTGAGGCGTCCGTTGCGTTCTGGCTGGCCGTGGCTGACTGGTTTTGCAACACCTCGGGGTCAAGCGCCATCGACTGAGAATTGACGCCGGTACGGCGGGCCGACACCTCGTCCATGTAGGCGATGCCCTGCAACGCTTCCGCTGCGACGTTGGGCGTATCGAGCGGGACGATCTGCCCGCCCGCTTCAAGAATGATCGTGCCACCGAACGTCGGATTATCGAGCTGGTCGGGGTTCTTGACCTTGCCGATCACTGCCCTTTGCGGGTTGTTGGCCCAGTAGATGTTGTTGAGCAGCTGACGACCAAGTGTCGTCTTGACATCCTGAATATCGAACTCTTCATCGGCAACCGAACGGCTGTCCCAGCGATGAGGAATAGGCTCGCATGGGATGTTGTCGAACGGGTCTTCGTCCTCCCACACTTCCCAGTCGAGCAGCTTGCCATTGGCGCCGCCGGCATAGCAGACGCGCAGCATTTCAGCGACGCCATCACCATCCGCGTCGATCATGGGATAGCATTCGAAGTAGTCCACCAGTTCGGTGCTTTTGTCCGTCGCCTGATCGGTGCTGATCGCGAAACGGCGCGCCTGCTCCTCCGCCGTTTCGTTGCGCGAGGCTTCGGGGATGGCGTAGATTTCGTCCTTGTCGTACCCCATTTCGACAAGTGCCGAGCGGGTCTTGCGCTGCCAATGGGCTTTGAACGCCGCATCCTCGAGATTGACCGCATCCTCGGAGATCAGGAACTCTTCCGGCGGGATAGCATCCACAACGAAGCGCCCGCTGGCCTTCTTGATGCGGACCTTCACGTCATAGACCTTGACGGGCACGGGAGCGCCGAACTCGTCGGGCATCACATCGTCCCGCTCGGTCTTGGCGAGTACGTCAACGCTGTCGTCGCCAGCCAGCATCGCCAGATGATCTTCGGTCAGCCCCTCGAACGTCCTGGCTGGGCTGTAGACAGGCGTTTCATCAAAGAACGTCTTGGTGATACCGTCGCCGTGCAGGAGCGAGTCCCAGGTTGCCGAATACACAACCTCGTAGCCCTTGTTGTCCTTCCAGAACACATAGTTGAGGCCGTCCGTCACGCTGTCCGCGATCTGAACGTCTTCCGGTTCAACCGGCTCGGCAACGAACATTGAGCCTGATGCCGTGAACACGCGCATGATCTGCGGCATGAGCCAGCCGATGGTGTCGGCTACGTCACGTGAAACAACACGCGAACGATTGGTCTCGGGCGGGACGTATTTGTCCATGCGACCGAAGTAGTAGTCGAGCGCCTTGTCGCGAGCGACAGAACGGCCGTTCTGGTAGTGGTTCTTGGCCAACTCGATCTGCTGCGAGATGATCGCGCTGAGCTGGGCCTCGGTGAGCTTATCGGCCAATGCTACACCACCCAATCCAGTTTGCGCTTCACAACGGGTTTCGCCTTCTCAGGCGCCTCGTAAGCGACGCACATCAGCCCGAACATGTCGGCACCGTGCGATGACCAATCGTGCTCAGGACCAAGGCCAATGTTGCGGGCCTCGTCCTTCTTCTCGTGATACCAGCCAAGCGCCTCGATCAACGCCCCGGTCGTCTCTTCGTTGAACCAGATACTCGGGAACATCCGGCGTCCGGCCTCGATGCGCATGGACGCAGCGCCCTTGCCCTGATTTGGAATGACTTCAACTTCGAAGCCAGCCTGCTCCAGGTAGCTCTTGTAGGAAACGTCATAGACCTTATCGTTGGTGTCGCCATCGTGAGGCAGTACGCACAGTGCCTTGTCATGCCCCCGGCTGCGCAGCCATTGCACATGCGTGGCGAGCGGCTGGCCAACCGCCTCGTAATAGTCGAGCAGGCGTATTTCCTTGCCGATGAACTGAGCAACGCCGACCGCAACAGCATCCGCCTTTGCGCCCGTGCCGCCGATGTCGAAGAACGCCCGCTTGGTCATCAGCGGGTCTGCCGGCACGCGCCCGATCTGGTTGTTGATCTTGGCCGCGGCCAGCGCCTTAGCGTAGTAGGCACCGGCTGCGATGGTCACGTACCCGCCGTTCCAAATGTTCTCGTACTGGTCCGGGTTGTCTCTGAGGCAGTCCAGACGCTCTTGCTCGAGCACGCTTGGGAACCAAGGATTGTCCGACCAGTTGGCCTTGACCACCACGCTCCCCGTCGGCGGCGTCTTGCGGAACAAGAGGTCTACGGCATCCGTCTTGCGGCGTGGGTTCCAGCTGAACCACAGCTCAGAGTTGTCCGTGCGGATCGTTGGGCGCAGCATGCCGAGCGACATATCCGAGAACGTATGGGCCTCCTCCACCCACGCTCGGTTGAAACCTTCCAGCGACTTGATGGAGTCGGCGGTGTAGTCCTTCATGCCCTTGAAGATGATCAGCCCGTCGCCGGGCGTCTCGATCTCTTCCTTGAAGACCTTGAAGCCGTCAGCCTCGCCTAGCCCAAACTTGCTTAGCTTGTCCTCGATGAGGAGCTTGGCGGAGTCCTTGAGGTCCTTTTGTACCTCGCGAATGCAGACCGAGCGCAGCCCCTTGTTGGCCAGGCTATCCTCAACCATCAGCTCCGCGAAGAAATGCGACTTGCCAGAACCGCGCCCCCCATAGGCGGCCTTGTAGCGAGACGGCTCAAGCAACGGCACGAAAGCCGGTGCCGTGTCGATAACCAGATCTCGACCGATCACTTAGCCGAAACGATCCGGCGCGTGATCGAAACTACGACCGGATTGTCAGGGTCGCCGCCGATCTGCATTGGCAGCACTTTACCGAGCAGCGCCATGAATGGGCCGGGGTTCTCACTGGCCTGCGCTTGCAAGTAGCCCACTAGCCCGTCTTTGCCGCCAGCGCCCTCTGCCGCCTTGAGGATCGCGTCCTTGAGGAGTGCCGTTGTCTTGTTCGGGGTGCCCTTAGCCCGGCCAGTCTTGGACCTATCGAGCCCTACTTTAGGTTTATCCATGTTGTGTGACCTCGCTTGGTTCCCTCTCGGGTTGACCCGCTTGGTTGAATGCGACTGCTTACGCTTGGTCGCTACTTGCG